TAGTGGCAATGGTTCTGAAAGTTCATTCGGATCATTGATCATTGCTCCCGGTGGAGCAGGCGGCACTTTTCAAGCAACACCGGGTGTAGGCGGAAGCAGCGCTGGTGGTGGCATGAACTGGAACAGTGGGGGTTTTTATCCCCAAACTCCACTTCGCCCTGGAGCAATTCTGGCTCCGCTTGCCAATGGAAGCGTTAGTTCAAAAATCTATTTTGGCCCTGATACAGTTATTGAAAACCTGGGGCATCAAGGTGCACCGGGGGTCTTCGCATCTAGTGCGTACTGGGCGGGAGCAGGCGGAGGCGCTGGTGGACCTGCCTTCCCGGGTGGCAATAGTGGTGGTTCCAATCAAAATGTCTATGGCTACGCCAGTGCCCCGGGCTCGTCTATTGCTAATGACATTACTGGCAGCCTGAAGTATTACGCTGGTGGCGGAGGCGCAAATAGCTCTACTGCCGTCTATTCAACAGTTAGCACCACTGTTGCTATGGCCGCGAGCAGGAGCAATGGGACTGTAAATACAGGAGGAGGTAGTGGTGGTGCTTTTAATGTTGAAAGCTTCACTGGCGGTTCGGGAGTTGTAGTTGTGGCATATTCAACTGCTTATAGTTCCGCTAGCACCACTGGATCTCCCAGCACTCCAGCTCGCAGCGGTTTCAGGGTGTATGAGTTCACCGGCTCAGGCACAATTACTTTCGCTCTCTAATTATTATGGCTCACTTTGCAGAACTTAATGAAAGCAACGAAGTTCTTCGTGTGGTTGTCGTAAATAACGACTGCTGCTTAAATAGCGAAGGTGTAGAAGATGAATCCATCGGAGCAGCTTTTTGCACTCAACTCCTTGGAGGAAATAACAGGTGGATGCAAGGTTCCTATAGCGGATCTTTTAGAAAGCGGATGCCTGGCATTGGCTTCAAATACGATGAAGACAGAGATGCCTTTATTCCACCAAAGCCGTTAGCTCCGTACGATGATTTTGTTTTAGACGAAAATCTTCTCGATTGGACGCCACCATTGCCCCGCCCGAACGACGGAAAGAATTATTTTTGGGATCCAGTAGACAAGGACTGGAAAGAACCACCTATTGAAATGAATTTTTGACCGTTTCAAAGTTAGACTGAGGGGCGACAAGCCCCTCTTTTTATGGCATCATCCAAGAAATCACTCAATGGCAATGTGCGTCTTGAAAGTAAGCCAAAGCGTACCAAGCAAGGCAATGGTAGAAATAGCAAAGCATCGCACGGACGCAAGAAAATGCGTGGCCAAGGAAGAGGCTGATTACAATAAAGGAAACGCCTTGGTGTTGTGATTGAGCCAGGAAAATATGACATCACCATTTATCAGGGTGCCACATTTGAGCTGAACCTTCAGCTTTTAGATGGGAATAAGGCTCCTGTGGTGATGAGCGGTTATGCCGTGGCAGGTAAGTTGTTTGACCGCCTTGGTGTGACGCAGCTTGCCACATTCACGCATTCATGGACATCCATCGCTAGCGGAATGTTCAAAATGAGCATTCCGCCTAACACAACAGCCACTTTATCTGGCGCAGCTCAATACGATTTTCTTGTTACGGAACCATCCGGGACAAAATATTATCTCCTTCAAGGTGCCGCCACCATTGAAGAAGGCTTGACAGGGAGGGCTTGACAATGGCAGTTAATGTAACAGTAAGCGGCGCAACGACAAATACTGTCAATGTCGAGAGAAAGCAAAACGGCTATCTTGCCCTGACTGTAACTGGCCCTCAAGGGCCGGCTTTTGCGGGCGAACAATATTTCAACACAGCATTGATTAGCCAGCTTTCAGTAGCGAATAGTGGCGTAACAGTAAAATGGAATGGTACTCAATTCGTTCCAGCCAGTGAATTGGCTGACGGCCTGACTATTTACGGCGGAGCATTCTGATGAGCGGCAGTATTATCAAAATTCGGCGCAGGTCGTCAACTGGACAGGCCGGAGCGCCAGCTTCGCTGTACGCAGGCGAACTTGCGTTTAACGAAAACGCTTCAGACAAGACACTGTATTACGGCTATGGCGACAACGGCCAGGGCGTTGCCACATCAGTGGTATCCATTGCTGGCGAGGGTGCTTACGCCACGCTGAGCACTGCTCAAACCATTGCTGGCAACAAAACCTTCACCGGCACTGTCACATTGACAGGTGCCACGGTGGCTCTACGTAGCAGTCAAATCACCGAGAGTGGCAGTCTGTTCTATACAGATGCGCGTTCTCGGGCTGCTATTTCTGGAAATGCAAGCACTGGCCTGAATTACAACAGCAGCACTGGCGTTGCACTGTTGTCTGGCATTCCCAATGCATCGCTTGCCAATTCGTCTATCACCATCAATGGCAACAGCGTATCTCTGGGTGGTACTACTACCATTGCTTCTGCTTTTACTGTCAGCGATGGCAGTGCTTCGACGACAATTAGCGGCGGCACTGTTACGCTGCAAGGCACTAACAACGAACTAACTGTTAGCAACAGTAACGGTACGTTTACATTTGGCCTGCCTGACAATGTAACAATTGCAAGCGGCTTAACCGTTGGCGGAGATCTTACTGTCAATGGTACTGTTACAACAATCAATAGCACCACGGTTACTGTTGACGATAAAAATCTTGAGCTTGGCTCAACAGCATCTCCGACAGATAACACTGCAGATGGTGGAGGCTTAACGCTTAAAGGGGCGACGGATAAAACTATTACATGGCTGAATGCCACTGGCTCCTGGACATTTAATCAGTCGATCAATATTGCGAGCGGTGGATTAAAAATTGGCGGCACTGAAGTGATTAGCTCTGCTCGCGTGCTGAGCAATGTCACGCTAAGCGGCATCACGATTGATGGAGGAGAGTTCTGATGGGACAAATTCGCACGAATAACGAGCAGTTTGAAACCGGCATTCTTGCCGACCATCGCGGAAAACTGCTTTCTGTTGGACCTGATAGCGGCACCGTAGATGCATTTGGAAGGGCTCGCGTTAGCGAGCCCCTCACTTTATTTGATTCCACTCTTCGTTATGACAAGCGAAGCGACGTATGGAATGAAACCATCAGTGGCGGTGCGTCATCAACGCACAATATTAATCAAAGCTCCGTCTATATGACAGTGGCTACTGCCTCTGGAGATAGCGTGCTTCGGCGCACCAGAAAACGCTTTCCATATCAACCCGGCAAATCTTTACTGTCCATTCAAAGCTTTGGCGGCGCTCCACTAGCTAGTGGTTTGATTCAAGAAGTAGGTTTGTTTGATGACAACAATGGAGTGATGCTACGCGCTAGTGGCACCACTGTTCAGTTGGTTGTTAGAGGAAAGTATTCCGGTACTGTCACTGAAAACGTAGTCAATCAAGACCAATGGAATCTTGACAGGGCTGCGTGGCTTGATTTTTCAAAGGCCAACATCTTTGTTACTGATTTGGAATGGCTTGGCGCTGGTCGCGTTAGGTGTGGATTTATTCTTGATGGCGAATATTACTATTGCCATGAATTTTTGCATGCCAATAATATCAGCAGCGTATATATGACTTCGGCAGTGCTGCCGCAGTCCTATCGCATTGCAAATCAAAGCGCCACTGCTAGCGGCGCAACGATGAAGCATATTTGTAGCACTGTTGCAAGTGAAGGCGGTTATCAGCCTTATGGAGAGGTTTACACAATTGCCCCCTCCATTGGTGCCATTGTTAATACGAGTGGTGAACGAATTGTTGCTGGGATCAGGATGGCAAGTGGTCGCACTGATAACGTGATCATTCCAGCAAAGGTTGATCTGGTGACAGAAGATAACACAACCATTAAATGGCGTTTGCGTCGCAACCCAGTCACTTCAGGCGTCACTTGGGCAGCAAGTGAAAATGGCCGTGGCAATGTAGAGACCACCTCGTCCGGTTCTTTCGTATCTGGCGGCACGATTGTCAACGCCGGTCTTTATTTCAGCGCTGGATCGGTTGAAATTGATGTGCAAGATGGCTTAAGTTTGTCTCTGGGTGTAGATGCCAATGGCGTAAGTGATGAACTGTTTCTCACAGTTGCAAGCTCTGGCAATGCCAAAGCCGCTGGCATGTTGGGATGGATTGAGACGCTGTAGCAGTTAAGCTACGTTCATCCTTTGAGGCTTCCCCATGGAGCCCGTTAGTCGAGACGAAGTGCAGGAGATGATTGATGCCGCCATTAGGCGGCACAATCGCAATGCAGGTATCATTTCAATGGCGGTGGGCTGGGCAGTGCTTGCCTTCTATGCTGATGGTCTATTTCGCATGGTTCGCTAATGACCTCCCGCGACTGGCGCACCCAGCACATTGATCACATTGCCGAAAGCCTTCACGAATTCATCACGGACGGTGGTGCAGATGCTGCGCACGAGGCACTGTGCGACGCCATAATGACGTGGATTGACTACCACCAGAAAGAACTAAACGAATGGCGCTATTTGGCGGCACGTCTAAACCTTCCATTACCAAGCGGCTCTTCAACCTATTCAGAAGCGAGCAGCAGCAAAAGCAACTAGAGGAGCTGCGGCAAAGCGTTCACGAGCGCACAAAGAAAATTGCGCAGGAAGACTACGAATGGTGGAACGCTCTGCCTTATGAAGAAAAGCTAAGGGCTTTTCGTAGCGTATGCCGTCGCATTCAACAAGGTGACGTGGTGGAACGCGGATCGTATCGTCACGTCCTATATGAAGTGTTTGGTTTCGATGCTGATGCCTATGTAGATGGGATGGACTGCGGCTACATGGACATTCACAACCTCATCGCTCGGGCGTTTGAGGAGGCTCCCCGTCCAGGGTCCATGTGATTCTCATTTCACCGCCCAGAGCCTTTACTGCATCGCTCGCATCCACCGGCGGCGGGTGCTCAATCATTACTGATGGAACAATTGCATTTGGAAGCGGCGTTATTTTTGCCCGTGGGAATAGCTCCTGTGCTTTATCAGCTAACTTATCAGCTACATCATGTCGATGTTCGGCTTCCCATTGCTGAACTAATTCTTTCGCTTGCTTATCTACTTTCTGGAGGGTGAGAGAAGTTTTCCAGGCGGCCCAATCTGGACGACACCATTCCAGAAGGCGTTTCATCAATGGATGAAAAGCCAGAGAAGGCCTCTTCCTGATGAGGAAGAGGCCCAGCTCGTAACACAATGCGTTGAAGATGGCTTGATTAGTCATTTGCTATTCGCAAATAGCGAATGCTATCCCTCTTGGTAAACGCTAATAAAGATGGACCCTGTTTTGAGCAGCGGCATCACATAGTCACGCAGATGAGCATTGTGCATGCGCACGCAGCCATGAGTGGCCAGAAGGGGCTGCATCGGCGCCCAAGCACCGGGCCAGCCATTGCCGCTGCCGCCACCGTGCAGCATGATCCCCGCCCGCCCAACGCCAGCTTCCTGGCCCTCTAGATCAATCATGTCGAGGCTGTACCAGCCATAGGCCATGAGCGTGCGGTCATATGCAGGCTTATCCCCATTGATCTCATAATCACGGTAGACAGTGCCCACTTTGTAGAGGCCAGGCGGAGTGTCAGTGTTGCGAAGTTTCCATTCGTAATCACTACCCTGTCCACGTGCCAAGGCAGGAAGCTCCCAAAGGAGCTTCCCTTGACTGTCAAAGCATTTAGCGGTTTCCACGGCGTCATTCACGATGATGTGGTGATCACCGCTTTTGAAACCAAAATCTTTTGGCGATTTCTTGGGGCCAATCATGGGAACAATGCGCGACGATTCGGGAGCATACTCCTTCATCAATCGCGATAATTTAGCAGGGTAATCTGGGTCAGTAGCATACGCCTGCTCTTTAAGCATGCGAGCTGCCGCATATCGATTGGGGGCATGATTGACGCCCTTGAACTGGCGATAGTCTTTATACCATCGCGTTACAAGGTATTCAATGCATGCGGCAAGACTGGGGAAATCAATGAAGCCCGCTTTGATTGTCACCCATTGTCCGTCATACCATTCTTGAGTGGTTGTGGTGGTGCCACTTCCTTTCAAGCCAAGGTAGTTATGGGTGCCAGAAACATGGCGTCCAAATCCACTTTCAAGGCAGCATTGTGCTGCCACGAGTTCAGGATAACGAGCGCCACATTTACGAGCAATCTGGAAACAATCATCCCAGAAAGCTCGATTGGTGGGCCACATGGCGTCAGTCCTTTACGCGGAAGATGGCTTTCATCGCAGTGAGAACAAGTTGAATGAGGTTGTTCTCTTTATAGGGGGTACGTTCGATAATTTGATCAGCAGCAGCGACGATAATGCCACCAATCACGAACCATTCAACGCCGGTCATGGGGATCTCCTATGAGGTTTACTATCAGCTTAGCGCCGAATCTCCAAACTCCTCACTCGCGCTTCTAGCTGTTGCACGTTTGCCGTGAGCGTATCGAGATTCTTTGTAATCGCTTCTACTTGCGTAGTAATGCGAATTTGCTGTTGCCCCACGGCAATCATCATGCCACCAGATGCCAATAGCATCCCTGCAGTGACCGTGGCCACAAAGTTAGCCAGTCCTTCCTTCACAGCTCGCTTTGCAGCATTTTTCTAAAGTATAACACTGTCTCACCGTTCATATTTAGAAGGTAGATTAGGGACAGCCAATTGAAGATAGGCGTCATGTTTGTGGCGTTTGAGCCTGATGATTACATCACTGGACTCATTGAATTGCGCAAGTCGGATGCCACACGACGTTTTAGGAAATCTATCTTTGATGACTATCCCCTGCGTGGGCCGCTGAATCAATCGGCGTGTGCTTATTGCGGGCGATGGAATGAGAAATTAACCATCGACCACATTGTTCCAAAGAGCAAAGGCGGGCCACATTTTGCTCGGTGGAACATGGTGCCAGCATGCAAGCGCTGCAACCTGGCAAAGACTGATCTGCCAGTGTTTGAATGGTGGCGCCCCACTGGCCAATGGAGCCAGCAGCGTGAGGAGATTTTGATGGCATGGACCTACGCCAACAGCTTCATCGATGCGCACACTGATTCTGCTGAATACTGGCGGTTCCTGGCCGAGAAGCGGGTGGTGCAACAGGAGGTATCGCGTCGCATGAAAAAAGGGCCATTTCGTGGCCCTTTTTCTTTAGCCGATTTGGGAAGTGTTGGCTGGGCTGCTGCTTAGCCGTAGCAATTGTATTTTCCGCTCTTCAACGAGATGAGCGGAGCTTACGCATGAGACGAGGCCAAGCTCGGGATAGGAGATTTCGTAAACATCCTGATTGTGTGCGTCCACGTAAAAGCGCACCTGCGCATCATTGATTGATGTCATTGATGGCAGCCAGGGCTTTGTCCATGTTGACGAGTTGCTTTTCGGGCCACTCACGAGCGTAAGTGATCGCCTTTTTCAGGTCGCGAATGAGGGGCTCAGCGCCGCAGTCTTCCCCATCGTCACAGAGATACTCATCAACGCTGTCAAGGAGCCGCTCATAGCGGCTCTGTGACCATTGTTTGCGCCAGTCGTCATCAAAGTTCGGAGGGGTGCCTTCAATCGTCATTGGAAGTGCGTGGGTAGCGGCGGTCGAGGCGGACGGCATCATCGATGAGATCGTCGGCGACAGCCATGATCGCATCCAGTTTATTAAGGCGGTCCAGATACCAGGCGGCTTTTTTAAGGCTGTCTTTCCCTTTGTGTCGTTCTCGCCACACGTATTTAGCGACGTTGCCTTTAAGGAAGCCGCGAAACTCTTCGACAGTGAGCTGGGCTTCAATCGCTTCAATGCATTCAATGCCCGTACCACTTGTGTAGTGCG